ATGGAACGGTTCCGCCTATGTAAAGACCCAAAACGAAGATCACGCTGGTTTTGCTGATTACGTAAAAATGGCAATGATTACTGCCGTTGGCATTATGTCGGGTGGTGCATTGGCTCCGGCATTATCAGGTGGTGCGGCGGCAGGAACAGCGGCTTCAATAGGTGGGCAAATAGGCGCGTCTGTTTTAAGTAATGCTATTACGCAAGCTATTACTACTGGCTCTATTGACCCTGAACAACTACTTCAAACTGCGGCTACTGCTGGATTAGCTTCGGCAGTAAGTCAAATTATTGGCCCTGAAATTACAGAAGCTTTAAATGGTGTTGATCTTTCAAAAGTAACAGGCATTGAGGAAGTAGATAACGTTTTAAGTGCAATGGGTCAAACAGCTATTCGCCAAGCGGTATTTGATGGTGAGTTAGACATGGATCAGATTGTTTCGTCTGGTTTGTTTGCAGGAGCTAAAGAAATTGCTGGATTCTTGCTTGATGGAATTGTTGGTCAACAAGAAATATCTGAAGAACAGCAAAGAGAACTAGAAGAGCGATACGCAGAATATGCCGCCATTGTTGATGAAGATACAATGCAAGAAGTTAACAGAGTCATGGAAAACACTGTTAACACTGCAATTGCTGAACAACAAAATGCGGCAATTGCCAATCAACTAAGAGACCTATCTGGCAACCTTCAGTCTATTTATGAGCAAGCTTATGCGCCTACAAGAACACCTGAAGACATAACAGCAAGTACAGTTGATGCTCCTGACTCGGAGCTTGCAGACACTACGGCTGATTTAACTGCTGACACAACTGTTGATGCCGGCCCAATGCAATCAATAATGTATGTTGATGACCAAGCCATTCCGGCGGATAGAGTTGCTGAAATTTTAGAGGGGTCAACAGTAGTTTCAACATTAGACGGATCAGGTAATTATAAATATGGCCCTATGGAGCTAGGTGACACCTACTTGGCTTATCACACTCAGCACGTAGACGAGTCAGGCATTGAGTACACATTGATTAGAGGCTCAAACGGTCGCTTGTATGTATCTGATGGAACAAACCTTGTTGAGTACCAAGGCGCTTCTGATTTAACGCATAACAACACACAAATTAGCTGGCTAGATTCTCATTTAGTTTCTGGCGGTGGACTACCTACAGACACAAATAACGCAAGATGGCTTAACGTTACTATTAACGGCGCTGGAACACCTGAAGATTCTATGACTAATAGAATTCTTGAGAACATGGAAGCTGGCTGGCAAGACGTAAATAATCCAACGCTTGAAAGCTCTATGGCGGCAGAAGCCCCAGACACTCCTCTTGATTTAGAAGTAGAAGTAGACCCATTTGAGTATGAGGAAGAGCCAGAATTAACACCTGAGCCACCACCTGAGCCAGAACCTGAAATAGAGCCTGTAGAACAACAAGAGCAGGAACAAGCGCCGGGAGAAGCTGGTACGGCATCGCCATCACCAGATCCTACGCAACAGCCTGACCCTAGCTTTACTCCAGCACCAACTCCGGCACCTCAACCTGCGCCTCAACCTGCGCCAGCTCCTGCACCTGCGCCAGCTCCATCGCCTCAACCCGAGCCAGAGCCAGAGCCCGAAAAAACACCGCAGGAAGAAGCGCCGATTACTACTAGCATGTTTGAGGAATACTTTCCTCCTGCACCAGCCCCAGCACCAGCTCCAGCTCCAGCCCCAGCGCCTGCAACAGGCACAGCAACAGGCACAGCAACAGGCACAACGCTTGAAAGCTCAGCGCCAGCTACAACAGGCGTTGAAACAGGAAGCGGAACAGGTGCGCCTGCTGGGGAAACGTATGAGCAAGGCAGTATGATAGGCGATGCTCGGGCATTAATTGAGCAGGCATTGTTAAACGGTGCCACACCTGAATATCTGCAAGAAAACTTTCCGCAATACAGCGACATTATTACTGAGGTTAGTAATCAGTTAAGCACTGTGCCAACACAACAGCCGTCAGTAACGACCGAAGATGTAGAAAACATTGTTAATCAAGCAGTAAATGCAATTCCAGAGGGTATGACGCCTGAGCAAGTCAGTAATGTTGTTAACGAAGCCATTGGAAACATTGAGTTTCCTGAGAGTATGACAGCTAGTGAAGTTAGCGGAATTGTTGACGAGGCTATTGCAAACATTCAATTCCCTGAAGGCTTAAGCGCAGAAGACGTAAACAACATTGTTGAGAATGCAATCTTTGGGATCAACTTTCCAGAGTCAGTAACAATGGAAGAGGTTAATCGCGCTATTAAGGAGTCTGGTTTTGCAACAAGCGAAGAAGTTGAGGGCGTTCAAAGAAGCCTTGAAAACGCATTGGCCGCACAGGCTCAAGGTCAAGCACGTCAGCTAACAGAAGCAGAGGCTCGACTGCTTTCTCAAATAACAGGCGTAGAAGCCAATACGTTGCGTCAGTTATCAACTGTAGAAGGTGCGTTAAACGCTCAACTTAACGAATTAGGTACCAACATTAGTGATGTTAAATCTGAGTTAGAGTCATCTATTGCTGGTATTGCGGCAGGACAACAAACCGCAGAGCAAGAGCGTAGAAATTTGCAACAAGCTCTTATTGCAGTAGGCGGTGACGTTAATCGTTTAGATGCACAAACACGCCAACAATTTGAAGAGTTTGGCGAAGACGTTAACCAGTTGTTTGCCGGGGTTAATGTGGACATTAAAGGTCTGCAACAAGGTCAGATAAGTCAGGCAGAGGCTTTTGCCCAATACCAAGAAAGCGCGGCAACTCAAGCGGCGCAAGCAACACAAGAGCGCAGGAATTTGCAACAAGCAATTATTAGCGCTCAAGGTGACATTGAGGCGTTAGATGCCAATACCCGTCAGCAGTTTGAAGAATTTGGCGGCACTGTTAACGAGTTGTTTTCTGACGTAAATGTCGATATCGAAGCTTTACAGGCTGGTCAAATTAGCCAAGCAGAAGCACAGCAAGCCTTCCGACAAAGTACTGAAGAGCAGTTTGGTGAGCTAGGCAGTCAAGTAGGTGAGCTAGGCACACAGCTTGGTGGCTTGCAATCGGACGTTAGTGGTATTGGTCAAGGTTTAGAAGGCATTGGTCAGGGCATTGTTGGTATCGGAGAAGGTTTAGGTGCTGGACTTTTAGCTCTTGCGGCACAGCAAGCACTAATGCCTGGTCAAATAGCGGCGGCTACGCCTATTCAACCTCAAAAGTTTGAAAAGTTTCAGCGCGGTTTAACACGACGTAAGTTAGCTGAGCCGTTACGGATCGGAATGTTTACTGGAGGCGCTAGAAGCGTATGACATATTTAAATCTAATGAACGCTGTATTGCGTCGTCTTCGAGAAGAAGAGGTAACTGCTGTCACTAATACAACCTACTCAAAGATGGTTGGTGACTTTATTAACGATGCAAAGACATTGGTTAGTCAGGCGACTGATTGGTCTGCGCTACGTGAAACGATCACGATAACAACTGCGGCATCGGACAATACTTATTCACTAACTAACTCCGGTGACAATGTAAAGGTTATGTCAGTTCTTAACGACACTCAGAACTGCTTCATGGAATACCAAACCAAAGATTGGTTTAACGATGCTCTATACATTGCTGAGTCGGTAGAAGGCGCTCCGAAGTACTTTACGTACAACGGGCTAGATAGCAACGGCGATACTCAAGTTTTGGTTGGCCCTACGCCAGATGGTGTTTATAGCTTGCGGTTTGATGTGGTTAAGCGTCAGGGCGATTTAACAACTAACACCGATAAACTACTAATTCCTTCAGCGCCTGTTATTCATTTGGCGGTAGCACTGCTTGCCCGTGAGCGTGGTGAGACGGGCGGTACATCTACAGCCGAATACTTCACGATAGCTAACCAGTACCTGTCAGATGCCGTAGCAATTGATGCGGCTAAACATCCAGAAGAAATGGTATTTAGGGCGGTCTAATATGGCTCAACAACTGCAAAGTATTAATCTTGTAGCTCCGGCCTTTAAGGGTGTTAACACCGAGGATTCGCCGTT